ACGTCAGCAGCGAGGGAACCCGAGCCGTTGCGGCCAGTGTGGTAGGAGTGCTTGGCCACCGTAGGCCGGTTTGGGTTTCCAGAAAAACGAATGCGATCTTGGTGAGATTGGGATCGATAGCCGGACGTGATCGAGGTGTCGGAGCCAATTTGGCCAGCGGCCCTGCGCAGTACGTCGGCGAAGCCTTCGTCGAAGTTGAGGGAGACATCGTCACGGGCAGCTACGAAGCCGAAACCGGAAGCTTCCAGTGCACCGTCGCGGCCAAGGTAGGTGTCTCCCGTTTGCGGAGGATTGGGTTCCGCCGGAGCGAATGACTCGTTGGGAAGGGACTCGCTGTAGGGCGAGACGTAAGGCACGAGACTGTCGGACGAAGGGGTCAACCATTCTGGAGAAGGAATGGGATCGGGAATTGATGCGACAGCCGGCATGCCTCGGGCTCGGCGCGTGCTCTTGAGACCTTTGCCAAGGATGTTGCCTGCTTCGATAAAGGCGTTACCCGTGGCGTTGCCATAAGCTGGTGCGAGTTCGACGCCGCCAGAGGCGGCGGCGGATGCAACGCCGCCGCCGGGACGACTGGATGTGTCGCCCGACGCCCCCCGAAAAGGGGCGGAGGGCGAAGCCCGACCATCATCCTCAAGGCCATCGATGGCGAGAGAATACTCTGGGGCACCGTCATAGCCGGGCGCGTTGCCGTGGTAGTGGACGGATTGGCCAACTCCCAAGCGTTGGGCACCCGAGTCGATCATCGGGGTTACCCACGATTGGAGGTTGGACCGGTCGGAGAAGTTGGGGTTGGCGTAGTGAAGAGAGTTGCCGACTACGGAGGGGGCTCCGTTCGCGCGGGACGCAAGGTGGGAGGAGACCAATGACATCACGTTCTGTGATGCCGAAGGCGCCTCTTGGACAGAGCCGTAAGGGTCAAGGCGGCTCGGGCCAGTGATCTTGGAGAAAGCGCGGCGCTGGTTCATGACGCCTGTGGCCGTGTCGGGGAAGCCGTCCGTGGCCATGCGATTTGTGATCGTATCGACCACGGCGTGGACCATGCGTGCGTATTCCTGAGGGTCTTGACGGCCAATGGAGGCGGGAACCTCGGTCTCGACGACACGGGCGATGAGGTCGATGTCTTGAGGCGTCAGGGAAATCTTGCGCATCTTATTCCTCCGAGTAGTCCCTGACTGTTTCGACAACGCGCGACTGGAGGAGACTGGCGGCAGCAACAGCTTGGATGGGGTTGTCCCACATACCGGAGGAGATGACGGTCATGACGCCGCCGCCCTGATGGCGGGATACCATCATGATGTCGGACATTTCGTCGGACTCGATCTTGGCGCGCATTTCGTCGAGGGCCTCGAGGGCGTCACGCTTGGCTGCCTCTTCGTCTTCGGACGGAGGGCGGGGGGAGAAAGGGACGACTTTGAGGTCAGGCTTTTGCATGGCCAGTCTGCTCCAGATATGCGCGGTAGAAGACAAGGAAGTCGTCAAGGGTGAGAACGACGGTGGCGTCGCCGGTGGCTTGACCATTGTAGCGGTGGATCACGGCGGGCAAGTCGTTGCCAGTGGCGTTGCGCCTGTTCTGGCGCTGGAAGTCTCGGAGGGTGAAGCGCTCGGTACGCTTGGCTTCGACGGACAAGCGGGGCAGGCCATACAGATCACCAGAACCCTTGGTCATATCAAATGCCTGGGCGCCCGCAGCGCCACGCGCAACGTCGAGGCCAAGCTTGCTGCTGAGATACTTGGCCAACTCTCGCTCGAAGGCGAGGCCCTTATTGCGGACTGAGCGGCCGTTGGGGACTTTCAGGTTCGACTTCGGCATTTGTCACACATGTAGAGGTTGCGGGGGCGAGGCTTTGTGCAGCCGCAGTTCATGCAGGGACGGCTCCACACTTGGGGTCGTTGGGCAGATGGCTGGTACTTGTCACCCCGGCTTTCGATGAGATCGAGGGAGACGGCGATTTTGCGTATCGTGTCTTCGTGGAGATCATAACCAGCGGACTGGATCATCTCCACCGCACGACGAAAGGAGCCGCGCGGCCGCTTCTTCCCGTTGGTTGATCTGGGAACACCCCTAAAAGCACGGCGGAATGTGACCTCAAGGGAGGGGGAAACATCGGGTTTCGCTGGCACAAGCGGGGTCTCCGGCGGTGATTCGCCGAAGCTATTGCATAGACCTATGGATGAAAAGAAATAGTCTTGGGGTTGACTTTCTAATCCGCCATGTCAAAAATCGGTTGTCGGCCGACTTTCTTCGGACGGCGAAGGAAGAGCGACACCAGAAGCTCTTCGTTCGACGGTTCGGACAGCATGGACGAATGCTGCCGCCTCCGCTTCGCGGCTCCGGCGGCAGCGCACGAAGAGACAAAGGCCGACAACCGAAAAACACCACAGTAGGAAAAAACCATGGGATCGTATCATTTGAACCCCGAAGAGCGGGCCGAGATCATTCGGCTCGGCCGGGAAACCTTTCTCACCCAGAAGGCCATCGCCGATGCGGTTGGCCGCTCTCAGCGCACCGTGTCCGGCGTCTTGATGAAGGCGAAAGAAGACGGACTGATCTCCTCGATGCCGCACGAAAAGCGGCAGACGGGCATGACCCAGATGGCTTCTGAACTCTGCGACTTTAAGAAGGACAGCGATCAGATCGTCCGAGACGCCGGACTGTCACCGGTTCTGGCTCGATCCTACGAACGCTTGCGGGATCGGGCTCGCTACAAGCGCGTTCCCTTCACCCTCACGGCAGAAGAGTGGGGCCTGCTCTGGGAACAATCGCCTGCTGACGGGCCGGGAAAATATCTGTCCCGCCGCAAGGACATCGCGCTCGGTTACAGCTTCGACAACATGGAGATCGTTTCACGCTCGGACTTCTACGAAACCATGCCGAAGGGTTGGGGAGCGTGGAACAAGTCCAAAGGAAAAAAGCCGAACGGCTCCGAAGAGCCGCACCGCGCAAACAAGGTGGCAACGCCTCGGTCGAAGGAGATTGATCGATCGCCCATTGACATCATCGAGAAGGCCAGCGCGAGCGGGACCTACTTTGTTGCCCGATACGAAACCGCTGCGGGCCAGCGATTTGAGGGTCCGTTCACGTCAGCCGACGATGCCATGCAGACCATGATGGAGCGGCGCCTCAAATGAAATTGCTGGGCAAGGTGAGGGCGTCTCGGAGAGGTTTCTTTGGCCTCTCCGCCGGCGGGGTCCTAACGGCCAAGAGCGCTGTCAACGAGGTGGCAAACGAAGCTGTACTGCGCTCCAAATACACATCGGCTGGCCGCTTTACGTCCGAGGCTTTTGGCATTGGGGCTAATCCATCCAGCGAACATGACGACTGGAAGTCCAAGACCATCGCGAGACTTCGCGCAATTGTGGCCGGCAAGCCCACCCCGGAGCAGGTCTCCGAGTGGCGGCTTGAAAGACTGGCGCTTGCAAGGAGCACCGTTCAGGTTGAGGTCTTGAACCTCAGGTCAATATCGGACGCCGCCAAGATGCGCCTCCTCAACAGGCGCAACGTGGAGGTTTCCAGGAGGGTCGAGCGAGAGGAGGCGAGGAAGCGGCTTCTCTACGACTTCGGCGTTCCCGCCTTCCTTGTAGAGGGTGACGATGACCAGTCTTGAGGATGTCAGGCACGCATTTCCGGATGGGACGTTCGTCAAAAAGAAGTCTGGTTACGATTGGCCGGGAGTTGTGTGCGGTGTCGTGCCCCACAGCCGGGGCATTCTTGTCGTGGTTGAGAACCGAATGTCACCGGGGACCGTCCACGTCTTCACGCCAAGCGTGATCGAGAAGGATGGCCGGTCGAGAGACGACATTCTCGGCGATGCGGAGGCGTTGTTCCTCGAATGACAGACCTGACCTCTGAACAGGCCAAACAAATGCGGGCCGCCCACGAAAGGGCGGCCGCAAAAAACCGCGCCGAGTATCCAGAGCTGGCCAAGGATGTTGATTTGATCCGGGAGGTCTTCCCCGGTGCGCGCGTCACCTATCTGGGAAAGCCGCGCAAGGAGAGTTTGGAGCATTACGAATGATGGAGTTTCTCGCCACCATTATTCTCCTGTATGTCGCTGTCGGCGTCTTCTTGGTCTGCGCCACTCGATCTCGTGGCGTCATTGCCGACCTGATCTTCGGGATGTTTTGGCCTGTCTTTCTGTATATCGATTGGAAAAACGGACTGTTCAAAAATTGAGATGCCCAACCTGCAACGGTAAAGGGTTCGCGTGGCTGCCGGAGTCATACTCCGATGGCCAAATCTCGCGGTCCCTCGACCTGCAACCGTGCCCCGACTGCCATGCAGGTCATCAGCACTGCTGCGACGGCCTGACTGCCGAGAACGACCTAGAGGTCGAGCCATTGTCTGACGGTGAAGAGCCCGACACCCAGCGTGCGAGCGATGTAGATTTCGGATGAACCGTTTGCGTACATGAGCCGCGCCCGTTGGCGTCGGGATGCCGAACCGATCATCTGCTCTTGGCCGTCAATCACGTTCATGCACAGAGACATCCACTGCAAACTTTCGTGATCGTCAGTCCAGTCACGAACCTTCCCGTACCGTACCTCGAAGACCGCTTGCGGCGCATAGTCGTGGCCAAGGGTGTTCCTCGCCTTCTCCTCCATCTTTGGCCAGACTGGATCGTCGAGGTTACCGTCAAAAATACCAGCGGTTGCCTTGGCCCGGTTCTCATCATCATAGACGGATGTCACGTAGAGCTGCGTTTCGATCAGGTTGAGCTGTGCTGTCGACCCGGCCTCACGCGAGAAGCCGCCACCGTCAGAAGGCTTGTTCTTGTGGTGCAGCAACACCACGGCAATGCCGTAGTTCTTGAGGCGCATCATCAGGCGGTTGATCGGTGACCATGCCTCGGCGCTGTTCTCTTCAAGTCCCGGCCAAGCGGAGCGGATCGTGTCGATGACGACAACGTCGGGGCGGGTTTCCCTGATGATGAGCGACAGCTTTTTGAGTGAGGCATTGTCGTTAAGAGGCATGTCGTCTGCATCGGCCCAAGGGGTCCACAGTGCAAAGGCATCCTTGGGGTCGCCGTAGGATGAAAGCATCTGGCTAAACCTTCGCGAGATCGTGAGCCGGCCATTCTCGTAGTCGAGATAGAGGGATCGTACCGGTCGGTCGAACTCGAAGGCGCCAAGCGAGGGCTTGCCAGCGGCGGCGGCGGCCAGAAGGTGAGAGACGACGATTGATTTACCGTGTCCAGAATAGCCGGAGACATGGACGATCGATGCCGGAGGAAGGAAAGGTCGGATGAGGAAAGACTGTGCCTTGGCTGCGGTTAGCAGGGCGGGCATATCCCCCATTCGAAGAAACTTGGGAGCCTCGGGGACCTCTTCGTCAACTGGTGGTGGACCCTTGGCCGGGCCTTCCTTCTCGTGCCTGGCGACACGCTCGGGATGATTGCGCCGCTCCGCTGCCTCTATCGAGGTTAGTGTGGCTTTCCACTCACTGTCTTCAAGGTGGTCCATGTAGAAGGCGTCCATGAACGCCACGATCCGCGACTTAAGGGCCTCTCCATAGACGCCCTGCGAAACCAGCTCGCCAGCGTAGCGAGCCACCCTGTCGTTGCGACCATTGCCGGCGCCTGTTGGAAGCTTTGCGCCGGGGTAGTGATCGGCCACGTACTCCGCTGTTCGGTCCCACTCTGTCTGACCATCGCGAACACGGTTGGTCGAAAGGTCCAGCTCGGCAACATCTTTGTCGCCGTCGCTGGCCGGCCAGCCGGCCCACTCCGGCATGTCGTCGAGATCGAACACGTCATGTTCGGGATCGCAGTCGAGACGGTAACCCTCCGCAGAGAAGGTGACGGCGTAGGACCCGTCCCCGCGAAAATCGAGACCCGGAAACTGTGGCCAGTCGTAGCCGGTTGAGTTCGCGCCAACACGCGGGCCGAAGCGGCGCCCATCCCTTGGGTGCCTGAACAGAAGGTGGAGCCCCCTTCTTGTCCTTACGCGCACAGGGGACCAGACGCCGCACTCTTTGGCGTATGCGATGGCGTCATCGTTGTCGCAATCCACGACGACAAAACCGGACACATGACCCGTGATGACGCCCACAGCGGCAGTCGGAAACTCAGATTGCCAGTAGTCGATCTGTTCGTAGTTGGCGGCCTCGGTTTGGTGGTATTGCCACTCGACCAGAGGGACCTTGCCTCGATCCTTTGATGTGTTGACCGGGATGATGCTCCACCCTTGATCGGCCATTTCCTGCGCAAGGTCCCACTGTGTTTGATCTGCCATGGCTGATCACTCCTCCTCGGTGATGTATCTCCGCAGATCAAGGGACGGCCAGTGGGCCAGAAGGACAGCGATCTGATCGCTCGTCATCTTTCCCCTGCGCATGCAGCCGTACAGATTGGTTCGCTCAAGCTTCGTGACTTTGTGGATGAATCCGGGTCCTCCGAGGTCTGCAATCAGGCGCGTGACATCGAGGCGTTGCGTCGTTTTCATATCGTCCTCAAGATGGGTTGACATAGTCCAGAGGATTAAGCAATGTGTGACCCAAGGCAACACTTTTTTGTCGCCGTCCCTCATCCACCACAGAGGTCCAGATGTCTGACCACGATGCCTTTGAAGACTTTGCCCGGTCCCTCGAAGCGGCCGATGAAGCCGTCGAAGCAAGCGACACCCCATCAGAACCAACACCTCCCTCAACGGGCACGTCTGATGACGAGCTTGTGGATCACTTCGGCGACTATCTCGAATATGCCGAGCTTGAGAGAGCGCGTATCTCTGCAAAGAAGCGGGCTTACACCGACCTGATCAGAGCGAAGTTCGGCCCGTTCCCGGCCGGGGAAACGGTTATCCCCGGCACACGAAGAACGCTTGGCGTCTACACAGAAGAGGCGCCGATCTGGGACAAACAGAAGCTCCGGGAAATCGATGTCGGTACGGCGCACCCAACGCCGGCCCACCTCAAATGGAGCTACGCTGTCGATCCGACCCTGCCCACCACGACTGGAGGATCGGTGTCTGCGTTCGGCGGCAGGGGCATGACAGCCCTCACGTCTACCATGCCTCCCGCATTCGGTGACGCCCTGAAGGGCACGAAGACACGAACCAAGATCAAGGTCCTCAGGTGATCCGATGAGCTGGAAACCAATGACGACGCGCGACGTTGGCGCGCGCGAGCCTCACAAGCTATTGCTCTACGGCCACCATGGTTGGGGCAAGACGTGGCAGGCCCGGAACTTCGACAAACGTTTCGGCAAGGGCCTTCTGCTTTCGGGAGAGGCCGGCCTTAAATCCCTGACCGATGCGGATGTGGATTACCTGCCGTTTTCATCCTTCGACGGAACGCACGACCCGGACAACGGCGTCTTCTCGTTCAAGGGGATAGCCGCATGGATGCAGTCCTATGACTTCAAGGCGCTCGATTACAACTGGGTGGGGCTGGATAGTCTGACCGAGCTTTCGGAGCAGGTTTATGCCTACGCCCAACAGGAGCACCTCGGAGACAAAAACGGCTTCGCTCTTTGGGACACCTACGGCACGAAGATGCTCTCGACCCTCAAGTGGTTCCGAGACATGGACATGCACGTCTACGTGACGTGCCTCGCCAGCGAGACTTCCGATGTAAACGGCAATCCGGACTTCTGGCCTCACGTCAAAGGCAACAAGGTTGCCCATGCGATTCCGGCAATTTTCGACCATGTCTTCTGCGGTATTCGGCGGGAGAACACCGACCCCAAGACGGGGGAGGTGACGGTTCGACGGTTCCTTGTGACCGAACAGGTTCAGGGCTGGCACGGTAAGGCGCGCGATCCCTATCGCCGTTTGCAGCCCATCGAAGAGAACAATGATGTCACCGAGCTTCTGGTCCGGACCCAGACATCAGGTGTCTCCGAAAGCGAACTCGAAGCCATGAAGAAGCGCTCCGAACAGCTCTCCGGGATCATGGCTGCCAAGACCTCTGATGCACCTAAGGAAGAGAGAGAAAAAAATGAACACGATGAATGACGCCCTAGGCGACGACCTTGATCTGGACCTGACGGACAACACCGTTTCGGAGGGCATGGGGCTGCTGAAGTCCGGCGTTTACGACGCCGTCAGCAAGAAGCCGGAGTGGAAGAAGACCTCGAAGGGGAGTGGCAAGATGCTCGTCATCGTCTTCGAGGACCTGAAAGGCATGGGTCAGATCACATTTCGCTTTAACGTGATGAACGCCTCGGCCGACGCGCAGAAGATCGGGCGTGATCAGCTCAAGACGTTCCTGACGCATGGTGGCCACCCGAACCCTGACCGACCCCTCTCCGGGTATGGGCTGGATGCAATGGAAGGGCTGAAGGTCCGCATCCTCGTTGATGCGGATGGGACCTACACAAAGGACAACCAGACGCGCGTCAGCTACGCGATCAAACGGTTCTCTGAAGTCGACCCCAATGTGCCGGCAGCAGGCCCATCACCAATGGCCAACGCATCGAACACCGAAAACGTCGTCTCGATGGGTGCGGCCAAAGGCGCCAACAAGCCTCTGGACGACGAAATTCCCTTCTGACGGGACTCCCACCGTCAGATACAGGGAGCGGGCACAATCCTCCCATACTGCCCGCTCCCGCTCTTTTCCCCAGGATGAGTGATGGCCAATCCGCTCACGGATGATCCCGTCTTCAACAGCGAGGTTTCCATGATCGGGAAGCTTACCGGAAACAAACATCTTCCCATCGAGGTGGTTGTTTCGACGGCGAAGTCCGATCTCCAGAAAGCACTTGAGAACGCCCGTCGTGCTCGGTGGAACGAGACCGCCCCACGAGGCCAGAAGGCCAGCAAGTTGGAGACGGCCTTCATGGCCAAGCACCTCAAGGATTGCACGACAGCTCAAGACGTTTTGGCCAACGCAATCCGGGATCACGTCGGTGGAGCTGTGAGCGGCATTAAGACGAAGAACAAGGGGAGGGTGATGATCTACGAGAGCCTCGACACGCTGAAGGCGGCTCTCGAACTGGCCAAGGAGCGTGAGGTTTGAAGCTCTACATCAAGGATGAAAATCTGGAGCCCTCCCTTGGCCTCTACCACGAGCCCGAGAAACCGTGGACAGGTCAACGCACCATCAGCGCGTCCATGGTTGGAGACCCTTGTGACGCCAAAGTGGCTCTCAAGTTTCGCTCATTCCCGGCATCACCGCCGACAGCCAAGCTGGAGAGGACATTTCGGCTTGGCCACGCCATCGAAGATCTAGTGATCAAGGATCTCAAAGGAGCCGGATGGCCAGTGCGCCACACGGACCCGGCCAATTTCGACAAGCAGATCAAGTTCACGGGGTGGCACGGGCACGTCAAGTGCTACGTCGACGGGATCATCGAGTGGGACAACACGCTCGAAGAGGTTCTCGAAATCAAGTCTGCCGACGATAAGAGCTTTAAGGAGATGGAGAAGAAGACCATCGCCGTGGCCAAGCCAAACTATTTTGATCAGGCGGTGATGGCAATGGGGCTCAGTGGCATGAAGTCCTGTGTCTTCGTCATATTCAACAAGAACACGTCCGAGTACCTATGCGAGCGTGTGCAGTTCGACCCCGAACGATGGGAGATGTTGAAGATCAAGATCGACCGCATCCTGCAAGGCGATGTCGAAAAGATCAGCGACGACAAAGACAAATGGCCATGCGTTTTCTGCGAGGTCAGGGCCTCGTGTTGGGAAGGGCTCGTTCCCGAGAATCCCGAGTGTCATCACTGCATGTTCTCTTATCCCGATGCGAGCAAGGGCTTTTACTGCCTGCGCCACGAAAGACCGTGCACCTCTGTGTGCAGCGACTTCACCCCCTTCAAGCCAAGAGAAAAGTGAGAGGAGGCATCATGTAGAAAAAGCTGCCCCGCAATGCGGGAGCGTTTAGCTCGTTCAGGCCCCAATCGCTACGCGGCGGTTGGGGTTTTCTATTCGAAGCCCCCGTCCTCGAAGCCTCCACCCTCGAAGGCTGAAGAGCGCGATCCTCTTCCTCGCTTTCCTGCTGGTGCCAGCTTCTCAACGATCATGTCCCGGATACCACGTTGGCCACCAAGAACGGGGATGCGCTGGAAGATTTCGCGAGTGGCCTGACGTTCAGGGAAGGTCTTCTCACCGGCGCCGAGACCAGCAAAGCCACCACCTTTTTCGTCCAGCGCGCCTTGCAGGACGTGCATGCCGGAGATAGCCGTTCCAGCCGAGGGGCCGAACACAACGCTCATCATACGAGACACACCATACTGGCCGTTTTCGGCTTGCTGCGCAGTGTCTGTCAGCATCGAGGCAAAGAGGCCAAGTCCAGCGGCCGTCGAGAATCCAGAGATCAGTTGGCCGGCTGCGGCGTCGAGCGTCTCACGGTCGGCAATGTTTTCGAGAAGACCAAAGCCCTGCTCATAGGTGTCGTCCATGAGAGGAAACTCGCGCAGTATCTTGCTCATGGACCGGTCGCCCGGCGCGCGCTCATTTCCTTCTTCGCCGCCACGCGCTCGGATGTTGTCGTGAAGGAAGTTCACGCCGATCCCCATCATGGGAAGAAGGCTCAGGAGATACATGGCCCGGTTGGTGTTTCCGGTTCCACTGATATCGCTCAGGTCCAGGGGTCGTCCCTTAAGGTCGTTGATGGCCAAGCGAATGTCATCGTAAAGAACCTCCTTGGCCATGCGCTGCATCATCAGGGGGAAGCTCTTGAGCTGAAAGATGACGGCACCCCATGGCATCTGAGCCCACTGCGGAATCTGATCCGGGTTGGGAGAGAAGACGGCGTCATCGACAAAGCGGGTCATTCCGATGCGGACTGCATCGCTGCCGGGGACAGTGCCATCAAGGTCAGCTTGCGAAATCAGTTGGCCACCACGGTCGCCACCGCCAGCACGGTCTTCAAGACCGTATCGTTTCAGGAAGCGCCAGTGGCGTTTGAACGTTGCGCTCTGTCGTGCGAGCGGACGAGAGGGATCAAAGAACCGGGTGTTGTTGGTCTTCATGATCGAAGTGTTGAGAGCCTCGAACGCAACACCACTGGCCAAGCCCCGCATCTCGTCTGTCCATGGCGTCAAACCGATGGCGTTGAAGAAGGCTGACGACAGGCGGTTGGCCGGCGTGCCGTTCATGTAGGTCATGCGGTTATGCAGAAGCGACTCTGACGCTGTCCCGATATTCTTCATGGCCTGACGGTAGTCCGGATCAGACATGTAGGAGGCCCATGCCTTCATGGCCGACCTGAGTTCACCCGAGCGAACGATTGGGAGCATCGAGTCTCCCAGCGAGGAGATCACCGTGTAGCCAAGGAGTGTGACCGAATTGAAGGTACGGAGGGCTTTGGACGCTTCAACGCCAAGGGTGTTCGCGTCTCGAAGCGGACGGCGAGAAGCTACCTTCATCATGTTGTTGATGAAGTTCATGTCGCTCATCGTCAGCTTGCCCTTGGCCTCGCCACCCGTGTCTTTCAGGCCGTCAATGATGGCATCCACTCGGCGCTGATAGACAATGGAAGGACCGCCTCCCTTGCGGGCGTCAGGCACGGCCATCGATAGGAGGTGGGCGCGAGCAGCTTTTTCACCAGATGCTTTGAAGATTGCAACGACATCGTCTGCCGCTTGCATTGCTCGACCTGGCGCCTCCTCGAAGGGCATAGGAAACTCTTCGATCATGGCACGCTCAACCATGCCGCCATCGGCATCGAAGACGAAGTCCTTGTGTTCCTGCGTGCGGCGACGAGACAACAGCTCTGCGATACCCTCGCGACCCTTGGTGACGACGGCCATGTAGTCGGAGAAGCCGTGATTTCGGTGGCCAAATTTGTGAGCGAGTGACAGCCGATGCGAAGCTTGGTCGACATACTTCACGAGGTAGCTTTCGAGATCGGACTCCAAGAAGGGCCGGAGATCAGCAAGTGCCTCCGGATGCCGATCAAGTTCGATCTTTCGGGATGCGTCGATGTTTTCGGCGGCGCCTGAATAGGACTGGCCGAAGTCATCATTGAAGAGAGCCTCGCCAGCCTCATCAGAAAGTGTCCGATAGACGTTCATAGCACGCGCCTTCAGCGTGTCTTCATCGACGGCTCGACCCGCTTTGGTCGCTTCGATGCGGTAGTACTTGACGAGTGCGTCTTGGAACTTCTGGGGGTCTCGGCGAATGGCCATCGACGACCAAATCTGCGGAAAATAATTGGGGCCGCGCGATCCCATCATGACGCCCGCATCGGTAAGGTCAAAGAAGATTTGGCCCATCGTGTCCCGGATGGACTTCAGGGCCTTGGCCTCGTCGGCCGATAGGCGAGCGGCCAAACGCGGGTTGGAAGGCTCCTGAAGAGCACGCAGTATGCGGTCCCAGCTTTCGACCTTATGGTCGCCTTTAAGAGGATTGGCGTCTGTAAGCCAACGCCTGCCAGGGCTCGGGGCGTCGGAAAGGCTACGGATCATGGCCAGGGGGCCGGGCTTGGACTTCGATCCAAAAAGACGACGCGCAAAATCCTGGGACACGTTTGGCCAGTGGGTCTGGAAGAAGTCGGCAAGTTGGTTAAGTCCGCCGGAGCGAAGCACCTGCGAGTTCAGGCCGAACCATTTGTGGCGAAGCCTAATGCCTTGTGACAGGTCCTCGCCGGTAGGCTTTCTGTTCCGACCAAATCGCAGCAGCCAGTTGACCGTACCCTGATCAGGGGCGGACTTTGCAATCTTGTACGATGGCGGAGCGCTGAAGGTGGACAGCGAAGTCGAAGACGCCAAAAGGTGGGATGTCATCGTGTGGCCAAGTTCACCGACTGCGCCCTCTTCGGAGAGAGCTGGAGCGTGGAACAGGTTCGGCGAACTGAAATCCTCGATGGGCTTGGTCGGGGAGAATGTCTTCGTAACATAGCCCTGCGCGTCCACCATCGAAGCGAATCCCATCGTGGAAACCACGTCAGATGGATCGAGGTTTTTTGAACGGCCAACCGAGGCGAAGGCACTGAAGAGCTGTGCATTGGTCATGCCGGGCCGGACTAGGCCGACGACCTGATCCAAGGCTTCTTCCCACTGAGCGTCGAGGTCGCCATCATCAAGGGCTTCTCGGACGCCAGTGAAGAAGGAGTTGAGCGAAAGCTCGTTTTGTACCTCGGCCATCTGGAAAGCCGTGTTGGAGGACTTGCCCGACTTGATGGCCACAACAGAAAAGCGCGGTGGCTCAACCGCGTCCGAGAGGGTTGTCAGGTGATGGTCGAGAGCTGCGCGGCTGGCCTGCCGCTCAGTCTCCGTTCCACGGTTCAGGTGATCGAGAAGCCGGTTGGCCGTTTCGACGGTATCGCGAATGACGGGGTCGTCGGCGTGGCCATCGAGAACGAGGCGGAGATAGGGCCGAATGTAGTCGATGGCTGAGCGTGCGATGTTGCCCTCGCTGTCGACGAGAGCGACATCGTCAAAGCCTTCTCTGGCCATAGCGTCTGCGGACGCACCGGCACGCGCAATGCCGGAGGAACCGGTCGGGACCTCAGCCGCCTCCAAGAAGGTCATGTTGGAGAGTGGCGAGCTGCCGGGCTGAATACCCTCTGCCCTTTCGAACATGTCGTTGAAGTAGGTGAGGCGAGCCATTGCGTTGCGGGCGTGCTTGCCTCGCACGAGACCGTTCACAAGGTATCCCGCTCTGTCCAGAAGCTCGCTGGCAAAGGGGCGAATGGAAGGGTCGATGTCGATGCCGCCCGTCGGGTCGAGTATGGCCTCAAGAAGCTCGGCCGCATCGTCTTGGTCGAAGCCGTTCTCCGATGCCCGGCGAAGAAGTCGAGGCTCTGTGTCGAACAGAACATTCGAGATGTCCTTGGCCAAGCCGTGCGGTGGTTCGGCGCCGGTCAGTTTGGCGCTGATGGTACGAATGGTACGGCGAAGCCCCTGCCATTCCTCGGTGTTTGGCGTGAACATGGGGCCGACCGGGGCATCATTCGCACGCGGATCGGCAATTCGGGCAAGCCGGTACGCCAGCGTTCGGCCGACATATTCCCCGTCGCGCTTGCGATGGAATTGGACTGACAGGAGGTCCTTCATCTGAGGCGTGGTAGATGCGGGAATGCCGGCCTCTGCCATTGTACCGATGCCTTCCTCCAGCTCCCGGCGAACTGCGAGGTTGACGGTGGGAGATACGGGGGAAAGGCGGACCTGATCGGGGCGCACACCGGCAACGTCAGCATCTACCGTCGGGTCGCCCGACAAAAGCTTGTAGCGGATTTGTCGAATCCCCTTTGCCGCCTCTTCCGGCGGGTTTGCCTTGATGCCCTCGACGCTTTGAGGGGCTTTGAAGTCAATGGCCAAAATCTCATCGGCAACCTGAGGCTCACCGGTTTGCGCGAAACGATCGATAAGCTGTGCGGCATCGACGGTCTTGGGGGACGCGGCGACCGGAGTGTAGCCGCGTACTTGTTCTATGCCCGCAAGCCGCTCTTTGGCTTTGGCGTATGCCTGCCTCTTGAGTTCTTCGTGAATGTCTCTCTTGACCTTGGCCACTGACGCCACGTTCTCGCGCCGTGCCCGCTCCGCCTGAGAGCGTGACTTTGCGGCCCTATGCCGCCGGGTGAGCTTATCCATCTCCGCGTCATCGGTAATGACCTTCACTTGGCCATTGTTTCGCGAGCGGATGACGATGCCTTTCGAGCCGTCGCTTTCTGCGATCAGGTCAGTGATCGTCCAGTCCATGCGTTTTTCGTTTGCAGGGATGGCTGCGGCACCCTTGGTGTATCGGAGTTGGTCGCCAACAATCAGGTTGCTGAAGCGGCCAAGTGCCAGCTCCGGGACTCGCGTTCCTTCGACCTCGCGCGCCAGGTCAACGCCACGAACTGGAAGGACACCGCTCTCGGTGAATGATGTGTTGATCGCCGTCTGCATGTCGTCGAGCAGTTTGGCCAGTCCCGTCTCTGTGTCGTCTCCACCCGTGTAGGCTTTGCGGAGGACCTCCATCCGGGCTTCGTTCGGAACGTAAGCTCCGCCGGCATCGGCAATGTCTGCGGCAGATGCGGCGCTGATCGCGTCAACGCTGTCGTTACTCAGATCGACCGAGTCAAAATCCTTTCCGGCATGGGCGCGGTTCAGGCGTCGAAGAACCTTCTTGGCACGCGCAATGATGGCGTATGGGCTGTCTTCGAACGGAGCGAGGGCACCACCATCGAGGCGAGAGAGCATATCGAGCTTTTCACCCTTCGCCTTGGCCACGCGGCGGAGATAAGCTTGGCGCTCTTGGCCGGTAAACGCCTTGCCGACGATGAGCTGATGCGTTGCTCGGTATGCGTCCTCAAATAGCTCCGCACTTCCTGTGTCGTTCGCCGATTCCCACAGACGACGAACATCAGAGACATCGTCATAGACGCTCTTGTAGTAGCCGATCTGCCGGCCGCGAGATGGATCGCCGAGGGCCTTCAGGTCCTTGATGCCCATCTCGTAGTAGGGGAGGCGGAAATCTACGCGGGCAGGCACGTCTGCCTGCCCGCTGTCGAGTCCAACAGACACGTCAGCATCCGGCCCCCTCAAGTCGGGCGACGTGTTCGTCAGGGACTCAACGCGGGCCGCGCCATTCTTGATGGCGGCAGCATCGTCGGCGATTCTCTCGACTTGCTCGGTCGGCAGGACCTTGGCAAAGAGGCGCTCGACCTCGGGGTCGATGGCGGTAGAGCGGCCAAGGAGTGTGTCGAAAAGACCTTTGATGTATTTGGCAAACCTCTGCCAAATGGCAGGTGCCTGGGCCTCCGGGATTTGGCCAGTGGCCCAGCGAGCAAACATCTCAGCGAAAAGCTCTGCGGGGCTGTCAAAATACTCGCGAGCCTGTTTGGCCAGAGAGCCTTCACCGGTAACTCCAAGCACCTTACCGACGTCTTCACGCGAATGGACATTGTCAGCCATCCAGCCCCAGAACTCCGCACGGTCTTTCGATCCGAGGAAGTTGAGATGTGCCCAATGGCCGACCTCGTGAAAGAAGGTGTGGTGGACCGGAGTAATCTTTGATCTGGCTGTTCCGTCGGCAACCTTCTGGCCGATGAAGATCGTGCCCAGATCGGCGTCGTAGCTGGCAGGAGACAGGCTGTCTGCGCCAGCTTTGCTCCCGAGCGCAACTTGGGGGGCCTCTCCATTGGCCAAGCGGTTGACGAGGGCCACCATCGGTTCAACATCTGAGATGGGCAGTTTGGCAAAGACGGTGTGGATTTGCTCAATGGCTTCATCCCGAACAGCCATTGGTGCGCGAATGCCATATGGCGCCACCTCGGCTTCGATCTCCGAGATTGCCCTCATGATCTGGTACGTGTTGTTGTCTGTCGCGCTGACAGGCAGGCGCTGCATGGCAAGCTCAAGATTGGAGAGGTCGCGGAACGTGAAGCTCTCGTCGAGCGGCCTGAGGGCGGCGCCTCGATTTGGCGTTTGGGCAAGTTTGCTGTTTAGGTCAGAAACCAATTCGGCCAAACGAGGCGAGCCCTGCGTGGATGCGATGGCATCAGCGACATCGTCCAGATCAACAGGGCGCTCACGACCAGCGCCTTCCAGAGCTTTCCCTGAACTGCCGGGCTTTGCCTTCCCGTCGATGGGGAGGCCCTTCTGTTTGCGGTAGCCAATCTCATTTCGTTCGACCGAGTCGGGAAGATACTCGTACTCCCACTCATCGATCTTGCGCGTTCCGAAGATATCGCGAGTCGACTTGCCGGCCTCAACCTGTGCCCGGCTTGGCGCGATGACGCGACCGGTCTTCGGGTTGTGGAAGAACAGGACCTGATCGCCCTTGGTCAGAGGAGGCAGGTTGCCCAGAGGTTGCGCGGAAGGAGATGCCTTGAAGAATGAGGCGAGCGCTTCGAGCAGATCATCGAAAGGTACGCTCTCATCATCAAGAAGCGTGTCAATGTCGGGGGACTTGGCGGCGGGCGCAGAGTTGGACGAGGACGACTTCAGGGCTGCCGCAACATCGGACAGAGACCCTCCTTCAGAGGGCTGTGCACTGGAAGCCTGCCTAGACCGTGTGGGTTTGGAGGAGGAGAGCTTTGCCATTTCGACAAGGCTGACCAACTCTTCGGGCATCGCGGCGCCCTTTGGGATTTTCAGGCCCCCTTCAGCGTAAGCGCCTCGCCAGTCGGCATAGACCTTTCCCGAACGACCAGACACGAAGAGGACATCATCTCTCTTGGGCTTGGCCGCTGAATCGACCACAGCAACCCGGCCATTGCTGAGGAAGGGTTGAATAGACGAAACCAGAGGATCACGCTGAAGTCCTCGAAGCATGGCTGCGGAAGGAGCGTCACCAGCCTCGGCGGCTGCTGCCATCTGATCGATGAGCTGCTTTCGCCTTTTGCGAGCGTCTGTTCCGCCTTCGGCGTAGGCGACAGCGCTGCGCGCGCGCGCCTGCGCCTCGGCCAAGCTGAAGCGGCTGGGGTCAGGGACCTCGCCGGTGATCGAATACTCCGCATCAGTCTCCGGGTTGAACGTTCGACCGCGACGCAAGAGGGATTGGATACGCACGCCAGGAAGGAGCTTGCCCTCCTCGTCCACCATCGGAGAAGCCTGATCGACGATCCGGCCAGACTTGGAGGCCATAGGATCGTGGGGGGTGCGTTCGCGCTGATAAGACTGAGATCGTGCGACCAGCTCGTCTTGGAGGTCTCCCAGCCGGCCCTTGAAGCTGGGTGCATTGAAGATGGTGTTACCGACTTGCGGCATATCGCCGGCTTTCTTGGCCGACGAGAAAACATCGACCATCGCGTCGATAGTGGCCGGGTCGGCCGCCTCACCATAGTGCGCCATGGCAGCACGACGGAGAAACTTGGGGTTGTTAAGGAGGGTCGAAAGGTTGGCCTCCGTCAGGCCGCGCTCAGCGAGTTGTGGCTGGACCGCTTCAAGAACACTGGCAACCTCGGTCAGGGTGCCGGTGTAGGTTTCCGAGGGACCGTTTGTCTTGGCGTGGGAGACGATATCGCTTTTGCGAATGCGGCCGTTGGTGCCCGTGCCGGTAACCTCATTGAGATCGATGCCACGACGTTCAGCTTCTTGAACGGCCCACTTACTGGCGTTGACGCCCTTGCGTGTGGACTGGGTGACCGGAACCCTTGGCGGAGAAGGGGGTGTTGCCGGCTCTTCGGGCGGTTCGACAATGGCGACCGGTTCGGCAGACGGATCGGCGCCGGAGGCTTCCGCAGCCCGCTCGGCTTTGATGGCTTCAGCCTCGGCAGCGAGGCGATCATCGACTTGGGTTGAGGTAACCTGTTCGTCAGTCAGGGTTGCCTGTCTATCTGGACCAATGGTTTCGTCGGTGCGGGCCGCGAGTGCACCGGTCTCACCGGCGACGACGGCCTCGCCTTGTGCAGTCTTTCGAGCGTCGGCGCGTGCCGCCTTGGTGCGCTCGGCGAGAGCTGCTCTCTGTGCCGCGCTGTCAATCGCGCCCTCTTCGTTGGCAACGTTGCGGCCTTGGTCAATGATCTGCCGGTTTGTCGAGCGTTCGAGGACAAAGTTCTCGACATCCTCAGGGGTTCCTCTCTCGACGATGGAAGCCAAACGCGCACGGTCGGACGCGATCTGTCCCATGAGATCGCGACCCTGAGCGATTTCATCCGGGTTGGGGCTGGCCAAGAGTTCGCGTGCAATGGCCTCTCGACTGGCCAGTTTTTGAGGGTAGCTCTTTGCCTCTTCGAGCGCCACGATCTCCCGCTGGGTCGTCTCAATCCATTCATCGATCGAGGCCACGGCTTCGGGATTGCTTTCCTCGATGCGGTCCCGCGTCAGATCGGCGAGGCGTCGGTGAAGAACCTGTAGGTGAGATTGAAGCTGGGTGACGCGACCGGCCAGCTCATCGTCTTGGGCTTTTTGTGCTGCTTCGGCTTCTGTGAGAACGGGGTCCGCGTTGGTCTCTTGTCCTTCTGCTTCGGCGATCCGCTGACGGAAGAGGTCCGGCTCGATCTGCTGGAGTTCTCGTAGACCTTGGGCACCGGTGTCCAGCATGCGGGACACTTCGTCGGTCGTGTAGCCTTTTTCGAGGAGTTGGTTAGCAACGCTGCGGCCGCGCACTGCTCCGACAACACCACCCGCGCCACCGAAGACGGAGCCGATACCGGTTCCCATGACAGTACCGATAGCTGCGTCTTGGGCCACACGGGCGGCGGACACACCATCAGAAAGGCCGAGGTCTCGGGCAAGGCGTTGTTCGCCGACTGACTGGATACCTGCACCAACGGCTCCCTCGACTGCGCCCCACTTGGCGCCGGTCATCGCACCACGACTAACCCCTGACATCAGGGCTTTCCGCCCGGCTCCGGTGACCGCGCCGCGCGCGCCGGCCGCGAAAGGAGCTGCGGCTCCGCCAGACAAAGCTGATACAGCGCCAAGGGCGTAGTTGACGGGATCGGTCAGGATGCCCTTGGCGATGGAGGGGAACGCCTCGCCAAAGGATCGGCCATCTTGCTGGAAGATGTTCGGGTGCTGCTGGACGGCGAGATGAAGTCGGGCTGCGCGCGAGATTGCGCTTTCACCCTGCGAGTATTTCGCTATGTCGGCAGACGATCCTCTGGCGCCAAAGAATGAGGCGACAGTGTTGAAGTCCCGGATGTTGGAGTCGTTGAGGGCGAGCCTCTGAAGCTCTTGGTCAGAGCGACCGGTGATTCCGCGCTCTCGGAAGTAGGCACGGAGGTCGGCGACATAGCGCGCGTTGACCAGAGGGTTGGCCGGGTCGAAATTCTGATAGATACCGCCATCTTGAGAGGCGGCTGCCGAACGCTGTGCGCGCAGGCGGGTAAGTCTGTCGCTCAACGGGAACTCCATCGTCGAACTGTTTCAGTGGCCAAGATGGCCAAATTGTCTGGGCGTGTCGTCCGGTTACTGGCCCCGCTCCTGACGGCGCTGATATCGCCCTCGTGCGCCCGGCGGATCGGGCTCCTCGATGACTTCTGGACCCTCGAACGAAAGCATATCCTGCGGGCCTCGGGCACGAGGACCTTCGAACAATCGGCCTTTGACACGCGCACCGACCCCTTCATCTTCTGCGGTCGGGCTTCCGGCAATGATGAGGCGCTCGCCACGCTGACGGACTTCGGCCAACGCGCGTCGAGTCTCCTCGATTTTTGAGCGGAGATCACCAATGACCCGAGCCTGCACGTCGGATGTGATCTCTCCGTCCGTAGACCAGTGTTTGCTGGTCGGAACTGCCTTGGAAAGCTCTTGCGCAAGAGCGAGTATCTCGGACTGAAGGGCCTCCTCAAGAAGCTCCATGCTGTCAAGGAAGTAGGTGGAAGCGTCGGAGTTCGGGTTGTCCGGATCAACCTCACCGGCTTGAAGTGCGGCCAAAGCACTGTTCGCTGCCTCAACCGTTTCGGTGACGATGGTGCCGGCCTCCTCTTCGACATGGCCGAGGAAGGTGGCGCTCGATGCGCCTTGGTTGCCCTCGGGGAATCCGACGCTTTCCGGCGTCACTCGATCTGGCGACATGGCGTCCACGAGGAAGGGGTCTGACAGGGCCTCGTTCATCATGGCGTTCAAATCGCCATCATGGGACTTGAGGAAGTCTTCGTTCAGGTACTTGGCATTCAGGTGAAGGGCAGCCTCTGGTGTAATCTGGCCACCGCTGGCCGCACCGAGCAGTTCGACGAAGTTCCGCATGACCGAGTTCTCCATCGCATCCCTTTCAGGATCAAAGATGGCATCGATCGTGTTGACAGCCGTCGCCTTGCCCGTGGTCGCAGCGGCATCTCGGCTGGCAGTTGCCGTCTCCACGGCAGAAGCCGATGCAGCAGTACGCTGGGACTGCCGCATGGTGGCCAAGCGTTCCTGGATGTTGTCCATGGCATAGGTAGTGTGGCCGTAGGCGTAACGGTCACCGTGAAGCGCTCGCATCTCTTCATCGACTTGGGACCTAAGGTCCACAAGACTCATCGTTCCATCGACGAGCTGAGCCATCAGAGCTTCATTGCCGGTAAAGGCGGAAACGACGGAGTTGTTTGTTTCGACATCCCTCGCTGATTGAGCGTTCTCTTGTGCCGCCGCATTGGCCTTGATGGACTGGATTTTGTAGTTGATCTCGCTTTCGAGGGCAGCACCGGGCTCTACGCCTGATCGGAGAGCAGCCGTCCGCAAGCGCTCTCGCAGATCAGCTTCGTTTCCGGCGTAAAAGGCAGCCAAGGTCGGAGTGTTGACGATGAGTTCGGCCTCCGCCTGCATGGCGCTGACGGCATCGTTGAGTTGTCCTCTTGAGATCTTTTCGTCTTCGGCATCCTTGATGGGATCAAGCGCTGCTCGCGCTTGCTCCGCCACCTCGGCGGTGGTTCCGGCCGGAATGGTATAGGTCCCGTGCGCAGTGATCTGTGAGCGTCCTTGGGATACGATTTCGTTGACCTGTTGCTGGGTCTGTCGCTCCAAAGCTTGTTGGGCTTGTTGGCGGCCCGTCGACATGATCTCTCTGGCCAACGGGGAGGGGACCTCACCCAGCCGGGGATACATCCGAACAAGGTCGTCGTCGGTCAGGTTGGGGTTCGCGGCGATACGCTCCTGAACCTCGGGAAGAATTTCGCCTTGAAGGGCGCTTCGGCGCTGGTCGCGCGCCGCAGCGAAGCCGTTCGGATAGGAGTTCTCGATCAACGTTCGAATTGAGTGGGTGGCCGGATCGTTTGGATCATAGCCAAGCTGACCGGCGATGCCGTCAAGAAGCCGGGCGTCATCGTCATTGTAGAGCACTTGGTCATTGACAAGCGCGTCGATTTGGCCGGCGATCTGAGCCCTCTGGGAAAGCATGCGAAGGTTTTCTTGGAGCTGAGTCTGTGCACGCTGTTCAGCCTCCCGTTCAGCCAATCGCTTGAGGACATCGTTGGCAGGGATAGCGCCACGAATGAACGAATTGCCGCCTGAGATGTCATCGGCAAAAGAGACATAGTCCTCATATGTGGAGTCGGGGAACGCCCGCTTGTACGCAAGGAACGCCCGACGAGCCTCAGAGCGCCGCCGCTGCCAGCGTTCCTCGGATGCAACAGCGCCTTCGTAGAGGCCGTATGCGCCGGAAAAAATCATGGCGACCCCCTACTGCCGATAACCGAACTGAGCCATCGGGAACGGGTTTGTGCCCGGCCGAGACTGGGGGATCGGGTAATTGAGGCCGCTAGCCGCCATAC